GACTCTGGATGTGCCCAGTCAACCGTAAATAAGTATTGACCTTTGTAGAATTTTTTATCTTTTCCTAAAAATTTTCCGTCTACTCTATCCAACCAACTAAAGCAATGCACGCTAGGATAATAACTAAAACAATTCCACAATTGTAATTCGTCGATTGGCATATCCGGCACTTCGGATCTAGAAAAACGTTCTTGGAAAAACGCGCTGATAGGCAATCTATAAAAGACCGCACCATTAGGTAGCATCGCATGAAATAAGAGCGCCTTCCCACTAATGCTTGCCAACCCGAAGACCACGCAGTCTTCGCTTTCTCCATGATGTCCGGTAAAGTCATAAAGATACTCCTTCCTTATCTTGCAATAGATTGGTGGTATATCTGCATTCAAATAAGCCATAGTTCCTCATATTATTTAATTTCGCCCCAGTTAGGACCAGATTCATAATCAACCTTATTAGGAACTTTTAGTTCTACTGCATGTTCCATTATTTGTTTTATTTTATCAGCTTGAGCATCTGATTCAATAGAAAAGTCAAGTTCATCATGTATTTGTATATGTGCTAATAAACCTTCTTTATATAGGTCTACCATAGCTTTCTTAGTCATATCTGCAGCTGATCCTTGAATAAGTTTATTTAAAGCTTTGTATGTAAAAGCTCTACGTGTTGGATTACCATGCCAGTAATTCTTTTTAGGATTACCTTTTTTATCTTTGACAATATTATCCTCAAAGTCTTTTATGTATGGACCCATTGCTCTTAGTTCTTCCATTCGTTCGTGATCTTCTGCTGGTACATAAGTACCCCAATCACTACCTCTTAATACTGGTTCGTATTTAGGAAATCTACAACGTCTGCCTAGTAATGTTTTTATTTGTCCTCTTGCTTGCGCTGCATTCATTACTCCATTCATTAATTGCTTAACAAAAGGAACCCTATTGTGATAAATATTAAAAAGTTCATCTGCTTTTTCTTTTGTAACATTTAATTCGTTTTGTAATTTTGCTTTACCCATACCATAAAATAAACCTAAGTTAATTGTTTTTGCTTCCTTACGATCTATCTCTGCCATGTCCGCTACAATTTGATGGAAGTCTGTTGAAGGATCATTCTCATATGAATCTGCTATGATCTGTGCTGTGTCATAATTAAATCTTAATGCATAGTGTGCAACTAATCTTGGTTCTTGTTGTGAGTAATCAAAAGTTCCCCACTTACAATTTTCTTCTGGTATGAATAAAGATCTAATCAAAGGACCTGTTTCCGGATCACGTGCTGGAATCTGTTGTAGGTTTGGATTCGCATAACTAAATCTTCCTGTAACTGTACCGCCATCATCTGAACGTATTTGATTAATATCTGCATGAATTCTACCATTATGTTCATGACTCAAAATAGTATCAATAAATGTTGTACTAACCTTGTTTATTTTTCTAGCTTCTGCTATCATACGAACTACAGGATGATCATGTTTAGAAATAAAATTTTTAGTAAATGAAGGGGAGTCGGTCTTATCAGTACGGGTATAAGGTAGCTTCAGTTTTTCAAAAACTTCTGCAATACTTCTTGCAGCCCATATCTGAGGTTCTACTCCTGTTTCTATTTTTATTTGTTGTAATAGGTTTTGTTCTTTTATTGCCAGTGCTGTTTTCAATTGATTGGCTTTGGACACGTCTACCCGGACGCCTAGGAAGCGCATATCAACTAAACAAGGAAACAGATCTGTCTCAAGATTAAATATATCTTGAAGATCATCTTCAATAATTATTTTTTTTAAATGTCCCCAAAGTTTTAAAGTTAGTTCTGCATCTTTTTCTGCGTATGCTCCAACTTCTATTGCCGGTAGCTTCCACATATCTGCTTTAGGATCTAATCCTCTTTCTTTAGCTGCTTGATTTAATAATGCTTCGTTCTTCCCTTGATTTAAATAAACCCATGACAATGCATTCAGTGTATAATTATATCTATTCTCATCAATAATAGATGCTGCGATCATGGTATCTATAATTAAACCGTTGATTTTTATACCTAAATTTCTAATCCAACATACGTCGTACATTGCGTTGTGAAAAATTTTAGTTGCTGGACACGCACAAATATCTCTAAACCACTCAATAACTTTTTTACGATCCATGTTTGGACCTTCTCCATGTGCTATTGGAAAATAACCTTTCCAACCATCTACAGCTACTGCAATGCCTACAACCTCACCTCGACCTACGATGGACCCTGAGCCCAGAGTCTTTAAATCTGGATCTCTTGTTTCTAAGTCGATTGCTATCTCATCTACTTTTCTTAAATCAGGAAACTCTGTAGGTTGTACCCATTCAGTAGTTGGAATTAACATTATTTAAAAAATCCCCACCAGATTAACCAACCCGGTATGACAAAATGTTCAAATATTTCATATGCTGCTAAAAATAATAGTAAAGCAGTAAACCATAAACTTGTTTTTGATTTATTTGCAACATAAGTAAATATTTTAAAATGCCATGAAGTTATTTTATCAGTCACTTCTAATATTTTACTTCTTACTTTTTTTGCCATTTTTATCCTCCATATCTTTCATCTTTTTAATTTCTAATTCACAATAATGAATTACTTTTTCTAAATCTTGTATGCCATTTTTATTCATATAACGGCATACATATTTAATAACATTTCCTTGAAAGAAACTCAAGTCGTTCTTAGAAATAAATTCATAAGGTTGAATGTGAAAGTCTTTGTAGTGACTCCCGCCTATCTGCTTATCTTGTGGAAATACATCATCAAACATTTTTTTGTTCGTCATTTACATATCCTTTTTTTTCAAGTTCTTTATCTATTTCTTCTTTGGTTCCTGAATAAGTGAATACATCTTTATCCACATGATAAACTACGAAATAATTATCGCTGTTTTCTATTTTATCCATACTTGATATTTTTACTTTACTCATTGTTTGCTCCTATTTTATACTCGTTGCTTTTTGTTTTTGCCTTTAATTTATACAAGTTGTTTCTTGCCCTTGTAATTCCTACGTACCAGACTCTATGTTCTTCATCTGCTTTCTCTTCACTTTTTTTAATAGCTTTTTTAATTTTGTGTCCTAAATCTAAACACAAAATAACATTATCTTTTTCTCCACCTTTAATTGCATGAATAGTAGATACCCATATTCTTGCCGGTTGATCTAAATCTTCACCATTATCAATCATATTTTTTATGTATTCTCTTTCATCAAAGTTTGTTTCTTTAAATGCTTCGAACCAATCGATCTCTGGATTCCATTTATCTATTTCAACACCTGTGTATTCCGTAATATCTTTAATTTCTTTTTCATCTAAAATTTTACCTCTACACCATGAGTTGTAATTAACAGATGCATTATATAATCTGACTGCAAAACTCTTGCCTTTATTACTTTGATAATACAAATTACGCTCTCTTAATTCATCCTTTATAGTATTAAGTCTTGATATTGTTCTCGTTAATATATACCATTGTCCTTCCGATAAATCAACGTGATCTAAATTGTTTATCCGTTGCGTTATTCCTTCAAAGTCTCTAGGATAGTAGTCCTTTTCTTTTCTTAAACCTTTAATGTTTTCAATAGGTAGTTGTGATTGTTCCTGTACTGCTATAGATATTCTTTTAGAATACTTTAATACTTTTTCTTTTGCAGGCTCTGAAATAAATCGATCTACATCAGCACCGGCCCAGGCAAAGATAGCCTGATCATCATCACCAGCTAGATAAATATCATCTGCATGTTCTTTTAGTTTGTCATATAGTTTCCACTGCAGTGGAGATAGGTCCTGAGCTTCATCAATAAAGATAACTTTAAATTTTGGTAAGTCTGGTTTGTTAATTAGTCTAGTGATCATGTCATTAAAATCTAATTTACCTGTAACTTTCTTATATTCTTTTAAATTATCATCTATGGTTTTTAATAACTTCCATTTGATTTCTTTACGATTATGTTCGTTTCGATCGTATTCTTCTCTTATATTAACGTCTCTATTGATTGCTCTACCTACCATTTGAAAGTATGGACTATCACAATTTAGATAATGTATTTCTTCCTTATTGTATTTATCGTAGTATTTAACTTTAACATTTAAAGCTTTACCAATTCTTTCGTAGTCTTCTGCTTGTAAAATTTTATCTTCGGATAAACTTAATTGTTCAAACGCAAATGAATGTATCGTTCTAAAATAAAAAAGCTTACTATCTTCTACTGGCATTCTTTCTTTTGCTTCTTTAGCTGCTTTCTTTGTAAATGCAAAGTATGCAATCTTATCAATAGGAGTTCCGATTCGAAGGTAAGCTCTGGCTCTGGATATTAATCTATATGTTTTACCAGTACCTGGTGGTCCATAAAATTTATAGATCATTACACTATTTCCTCTTCCTTCTCAAAGTGTACAATTTCTTCTATCTCATCATCTTCTTTATCAAAGATATGTAAAGGTATTGCTGCACAACCATTGACACCTGGATTAGGTTTACCTGTCTTTTTATTCTTACCTGGAAATCTTTTCTTCTTTCCAAACTCTGGTTTTAATTTATCTTCATCATCAAATAGTTGTTCAATCATGTAAGATGTTCTCGATGCATCTTTCTTCCAACCATTGTCTTTTAAATCATTATAGTATTCATCATAAACAAAGTAAGCATAGTTATCATCTTTCAATACATTACCACTAGCAAATGAAGTATGCGTTGTTGCTTGTGGTCCATTGATGTATTCTCTTAAATGTTTCTTTAATATCTCTGAAGGCCTGGTCCCTGGAGCCGGTTGCACTGTATCAATAGTCGTAAGCAATGCATTAATAATTTCATAGAACTCCATACCCTTGACCGGTGGTGGTAAGATATTAGCTTGTGCCATAATCAAACCTCTAAGTTCTCTTTGATCTTTTATCTTGTTAACATCTTTCGCATGCACTGGAATCGTTTCACCATCACCTTTCTCCACTGTAAAATAGTATTCTGGATCTGGTTTAAAATCTATCTTCTGTAAGTTATTGAGTACAGGCCAACTTGCTTTTGATTCAGATGCAATACCAAATTTTCTTTTGACACATTCTGATTTCAAACATACTGTATTGATTGGATCTTGATGACAAGTATGTCCTTTAGTTTCTTTGTCCCAAGATTTTATTTTCTTTTTAACATGATCATCTGTCCAGTTTTGATCAAACTCAAAATAATTTCTAGCTGCTTCCAATACTTTATTCTTCCAATTGTCAGAATATTTTTTCTTAGCAAACACCATATAGTTATATAAGAATCGATCTCTACCATCTGTCATCTTTTCTTTAGTTAAGATTTCTAAACATGGTGGACCATCTTTAAATTCATCAGCACCACCTGTTAATTCATTAATTACAATTCTATCTTTTATTTCTTTTAACTTCTTAGAATTTACTTTGTTAAGTTCAATACATTGTAAAAATTTATCCAATGGCATTTCAGTTCCATCTGGATACAATGCAACTCTTTCAACTTTATTAAAGTAAGGTAGATTGATAAAGTTTCCATTCATCTTTTGACCATCTGTATTAGAACCTAACTTAGTTTGTTTAGGAAATATTTCTGTCTTGATGGTTAGTTTAAATAAAAATAATACTTGTTCTAAAAATTCTTTGATCTCCAAAGCTTTGATTGGTTCTTCTGTAAATACATATAAATGTAATCCATTACTTTTAGACTTAATTGGAATTAAAGGTAATTGTTTATCTTGAATAACATCTAAATAAAATTTGATATCAAAATTTTTATATATCTTTGGATCAATATCAATTGCACCAAACCTCGCTAAGTTATTATCATTGCAAGGTTGTATTCCTATAGATTTATTTCCATTTAAATGTTCTTGATAATCTTCATCTGTTATAGGTTTACCTGCCCAGCCATAATCACCTGAGTTAAATCTTATCTTGCCTGTTTCTAAATCCTTGTAGCCTTTGTCT